ATTCATCGCTGAAAGAGTTGATGGAAGACCTGCACAATCAATAGAAATTTCAGACAATAATGCTTCACTTCCATCTGCAGGCATGTTCAAGATTGTCAAAGTAGAACCTGCTAATGAGTGAACTGCAATTACTTAAGCACCAATATGAATTTTGTGCTGATCAAGAAACTCGATATCTCGCTCTAGTAGGTGGATATGGTTGTGGAAAGACTTATTCATTCTGTGTTAAGACCATCTTCATGGCCGCTGCCAATGTTGGATATAGAGGGGCAATCATGGAACCTACTTACTCAATGGTCAAGCGAACTCTCATTCCAGCGATGAATGAAGCACTTGAGAAACTCAACATCCCATATTCATTTTCAAAGAGCGATGCGATCTACACCCTTCATTTTCAAGAAGGCGATTGTGTTGTTTATTGTCTATCCGCTGAGAATTACACTCGAATGGCAGGTATGAACTTGGCCTTCTTTGGGGTCGATGAATGTGACACCATCAATAAAGAGACTGCCAGGTCAATGTGGAACATGGCGATATCTCGACTTCGCTCTGGTAGAGTATATCAAGGATTTACAACCTCAACCCCTGAAGGTTTTAGATTCCTTTATGAATACTTCCATGATGAGCCTTCTTCTAATGAGAAGATCAAAGACAGAAGATTGATAAGAGGTAAGACAAAGGATAATCCATTTATCCCTGCAGACTTTATCCAATCTCTTCTAGATAACTATCCTGAACAGTTGATCAAATCCTACTTAGAAGGCGAGTTTGTCAACCTTAATTCAGGTGCTGTTTATCCTAATTTTGATCGCAAATTAAATCATACAGACCTAACTCTTGCTGATTTTCCACCTCACACCCCACTTCATATTGGCCAAGACTTCAATATCGGGAAATGCGCTTCAGTAGTCCATGTCATTAAAGATGGTTTGCCAATCGCAGTTGATGAACTTCCAAAGATCTATAACACTGAAGAGCTGATTAAGGTCCTCAAAGATCGATATGGTCGAAGAGTCATCACAATATATCCAGATGCTTCGGGTGGATCTGCCAAAACCTCAGCTTCGATGTCTGACTTGGCGATGTTAAAGCAAGCAGGTTTTGAGCTGAATTACACCCCAAGAAATCATGCAGTTAAGGATAGAGTGAATGCGATGAATGCGATGTTCTGCAATTCCAATGGAAATAGGCGCTACCTTATAAATACTAGAACATGTAAGGAATACACTAAGTGTCTTGAACAGCAAACTTATGTCAATGGTCAGCCAGACAAGTCCGAATCTTCTGGTGTCGACCATATGCTAGATGCTGGTGGCTATTTCATCTACAGAACATACCCAATTAATGGTCAAGCCACTATTAGACAGTATTAACTAAAAAGGAATATAAATGAAATCTCCAAATATCAGTGATTTGATTGACTGCAAAGAAGCAGAGCTTACAGATAAGTTGCTTGATTACTATGATGGTGAACAAGTAGAGCATCTGATTAAGATCATGAATGACCCAAATAAGGGCCGCAAAGAGTGGCAATCAAAGGGGATCATTCCTAGAACTAGAAACATATTGAAGATGGTTGTGGACAAATCAGGTCTGCTATTCTCAGATAAAGCACCTTCGCTTGAAGTTTATGCGGGTCCAAATGTTGATGAAAATCAATCAGCAAAATTACAATCATTCTTGGAAGATCTTGATTGGGTTGAGTTCTTCACCAATTTCGATGTGGTAGTTCGCATGTTGAAAACTGCCTGTATTCTTGTCCAATTTGACAATGAATCGAAGAAGCTTTACTTCTCCATCTTGAATCAGCAAAACTCCGCTGTTGTCATGAACAAATCTCGCACTGCCATTGACACTTTAGTCTATTGCACTTCAGGTGAATGTGAAGATGATGAAGACATGGAATATCGAGTTTATACTGTCGACCTCATCCAAGACATCGCAGTTGATGCTCAAGGTCATGAGCGCATTATCCAATCGGTTCCAAATCCATTTGGCATCATCCCATTGGTCGCCTTCCATGACACTAACACACCAAGAACAGATTTCTGGAATGAGATTCCAACTGATCTACTTCAGATCAATGAGATGTATAACCTACATTTGACTGATTCTGAGTATGCCGCTTCATGGGCGAAGGTTAAGACCATTGTCACCAATGCGAAGATTCTCGCAGATGAAGCAGTCACTTCAACTCAAGAGATTTATGGTTCAGCATTACCAAGACAAGTTCCAGGTGGCGGTGCTTCGACTATTGGTGGACCTGGTCGAGTTATTCAAATTGATGACTCACAGACTACTAATGGAATGGTATTCGATTGGAAAGGTCCAGATGTTAATCTTGAGCCAATTGACAACATGTTCAACAAGTGGGTCGCTGACTTTGCCGCTGACTGGGCAGTCAATGTTAAGGATGCCAATGGTGGGGTCGCTGACTCAGGATTTAAGCTCATTGTCGAAGAAATGCCTAATCTTGAGCTTCGCAAGAAGCGCGCTCGCATGTTTGAAGCTGGATTTAAGCGCTTGTTCAGAGTAATTCGAGTTGTTCTAAATACCTACATTCCAGGTGTATTCTCAGAAGATGCTGAATTGTTCGCTCAATTCTCAGCACCATCGCTACCTGTCGATAAGACTGTCGAGGAAAATCTTTGGAGTCGCAAGATCGCTGAAGGTCGCGCCTCAAGAGTTGACTACTTCATGGAAACTAAGGGTATGACTCGAGATGAAGCTATCGCCAAGGTAACTGAGATTGACAATGACAACTCTGCAAAAGCCGCTTCAGTCAACATTCAGAAGTTTAATGTCGCCCTTGGAAATAGTCAAGGACAATAATGGTCAAGGGTCAATTTGAGAGGTTTGTTAAAACTCAAAATAAGCTCTTGACTCCGCTTGAAATCATAACCTGTCTCTTCATAATTGCAGGTGTTATAAGGCATTGGCAATAATGGCTTCCATATCAGTCACTATCTCAAACAATCTTGATTTATCACCAGAGGATTTCTATTCGCTGTGTGAGGACATATTCAATGAGATAGTCGACAACACACCTGTGGACACCGGATATTGTCAGAGTAAGTGGGAGTTTTCGATGGTCTCTGACAATGAATGTGAAATTGCCAACCCATGCGATTATGTCTCATACTTGGAAGATGGTCATTCATCTCAAGCGCCTGATGGTATGGTTCAAAAAGCTTTAGACAAGTTCCTTTGAGCTCGGTTGTAATAAAGATAAAGATACATTACTTACTTCATATTTTCTGGACTACCTCTATCTCTTTATTGTTTCATTTCAATTGACCGGAAAATTTTTATCTGCGATTTCTTATAAATAGATTTGAGTAAGTCAGCCAAGCTCAATAAACATCATCAACTACCATGGATATGGAAAGGATTTAAGGAAACATGAGTTCCGAACAAAATTTAACTGATGGCACCGCTCAGGTTGTGGATACAACAAATGGTGAAGTAACTCTCGAATCTCTTCAAGAGAAAGTAAAGCTCCTAGAGGCCAATTATAAGGATGCTGTATCTTCTCGAGATAAGACCAAACAGAAGTTGCGCGAGATTGAAGAAAGTGCTGGTAGCGCCACTGAACTCAAGGCTCAATATGAGAATCTCTTCACTGAGAAATCAAAGTTGGCCGAACAGTTTGAAGCTACAGTAAATGAGTTGACCTCCATTAAAGAGGGCATGAAACAGGAAAAGATTAGCTCAGCATTGACCACCGCCTTGGAAGCTGCAGGTGCTAAATCTATAAATACTGTCATGAAGCTCATCGATAAAAGCAAACTTCAACTCGATGAAGAAGGAAAAGTTAATTCTGATTCAGTTGTTGCTGCAATCAAGGAAGTTATGGATTCTGATCCTATTCTCTTTGGAGATGTGGACCCAAAAAAAGTCTCCCACACTGGAGCGGTATTTTCAGATCCAGGTGTAAAACTTGCTGGTGATAGTAAAACTGAAGGCGCTTATGAGAAAGAACTCAGAGCTGCTAAAAATCAGAAAGAAATTCTCGCAGTCGCGAAAAAGTATGGAAAAATCTAAAATTTTGAAAAGGAATTAAATCATGGCATTCACCACAAACCTTTCCGGTACCACTCAAGTTGATGACTCAGTTGTTGCCCTATATGACCAGTCATTCATTGTCGAATCAGCTCAATCAAATGTTATGGACCAATTGGTCCAGTACAAAGCTGAAATCGGTGCAAAATCAATCGCTTTCCCTAAGTTCAGCCAGCTATCACTAGCGACTACTCCACTTACTGAAACCGATGATGTAACTTCTGAAGCACTTGCAGATGCCCCAATCATCCTAACTCCAGCTGAATATGGCCGAGTAGTTACTACTACTTCCCTAGCTTCACTACAAACTGGTGGTAAGGTTGACCTAGCAGCTGTTCAATTGGTTGGTCAGAATATGGCTCGCACCAAGAACAAGCTTGCAACTCTAGCACTTGATGCTTCAACCAACATTATCACCCCATCTGCTAAGGCAACTGCAGACATTCTTGCTGGTGATGTTCTATCTGGCACTATCCTTAACCAAGCTTACAACAAGCTTTCTCGCAAGAATATCGCTCGCATCAATGGCGAGTACATCCTTGTAGCTCATGATGATGTCATCGCTGACCTTCGCGCAGATACTTCTGCTGGTGGTTGGGTTGATGTTACCAAGTATGCAGCTCCTGGTGAAACTCTTGCAAATGAAGTTGGTATGTTCAAGGGCTTCCGCGTTGTTCGCAACAATGAAGCAACTTATGGCGACCAATCTGGTGCAGGTACTGTTGATGTGTACAACTCTTATGTTCTAGGCTTCAATGCACTAGGTCTTGCTGAATCCAAGACTCCAGGCATGGTCGCTACTGGTCCATTCGACAAATTGGCTCGCTTTGTCAACCTTGGTTGGTATGGTGTGTTCAACTATGGTATCATCGATACTGATGCTGTTTGGAAGATCCAGACCGCTTCTTCTTTGGGTGCTAATGCTTCCTAAGAAGTAAAAACAATCTAATTTGATTGGAAGGGGATCGCAATGGTCCCCTTTTTCTTGCTCGAAAAAGGCAAAACATTTTTCTTGTCCTCTATCTTTGTATTCTTATAAATAGCTTATACAAACTGAAAGGGCTAATCATGGCTAGAAAACCTAAGATCGCTCCAATCGAACAGAAAATTTCTCAAGACTCTACTGAAT